TCAGAGGGTACTCCTAAGTCTAAAACATCTCCAAGTATTTGGATAAAATCGATCACATCTCCTGTAACTAGATTTGATGCGAATGTGATTGTTGAACCCGAAACTGTGAATGAAGAATTTGGTGCTTGTAAAATTCCATTCAAACTGACTAGCATATGATTAGCCGATTGAGGAGTTGCATTTACTCCACTTACTTGCATAGTATAACTAGCTTGTCCATTTACTACTGATATAGCATCACAAACTTGAAAGTTTCCTATTGTGGGTGCTGTTCCTATATAACTCATTAATTATTCCTTTGGATATTTAGTTTTAATTGTTTCTCTTAAAGTTTGTAAATTTTCTAAAGTTTCTCCACCATCTAATAGTGCATGAATACAATCTTCTATTTTAGGATATTCTTCTTGTCTATTTCTTTTCCATTCTTCAGCATCATACTCTGCTTGTAACTCTACCATTTTAGCTTGTATGTCAGCTTTAGGAATAGGTGTTGTTCCTTCATGCCAATTAATAATTGAAGTATTAATATCTCCAGTATTTTCAACTGATACTTTTGCATCAGGATTAATTTTAAGTATTGCTTCTATAATCATTATTCTACCTCCAATACAAACATTGTTGATGGTGTACCAGTATCTCCAACAGTCATATTTCCAGCAGTTACTCTTCCTTGCATAGAAATAGTTAAAGTATCACCAGCTGAGTGATTTCCAGATATAATAGATGTTATTGATGGATTAATAGCTGTACCAGTTCCACCATAACCAGAGTAAAATCTTATATAATTTGAATTATTTGTTTGGTCTGTGAATTGAATATCATTATTTGATGCTGAAGAATTAAAAATTCTAGCAGGATTGAAAATACGCATAAATTTACTGTTTGATGATAAAGCAGTAATTGTTCTGTTTATAGCAGTATAAGTAGTGAAAGAAGTAGTTGTTGAACTGTATTCACTAGTAGTGCTTGAGCTAACAACTTGCAAAACCTTTCCACCTACACCAGTAGGTAAAGTAACTGTATTAGATGATAAGTCTAAAGTTGATGTAAGTTTAGCAACAGAAATACTGCCATCTGTTATATCATTTGCAGTTAGTGGAACATTAGTTGGTTTTGCACCTATAAAAGCCATTTAACTAACTCCTATGTTATTTCCATTATTGATAATGTAGAATCTATCTTTGCAGAAACAGAACAATCAATTTTTAAAACATCTGTTGTTTGTAGAACAACTTTTCCACCAGATAATAATTCTAAAGAACTTCCAGCTGGTATGCTTACATTTTCTGCAAGTTTAACTGTTTCGTTTGTTTCTGTATCAGAAGTATCTGAAACTAATTGAACATCTACTGTTACAGCAGTTGTGTGAATGTTACAAAGTATTAAACCAAGAACTACTGATGTTGTTGAACTTGGAACTGTGTAAAGTGTGTCAGGAGTTCCAGAAGAACTCGGCATTGCACCATTTGTTTTTACTTTAAATGTATTAGCCATATCTTTATCCTAATGCGATTGCTAGAGCAACTGCTTGAGGGTCTGCCTCTAAACTTGTTACTTCTGTTGTTGTTAAGTTTGCGTCATTTGTACTTGTATTTATGTAAAAAGGCAAGTTAATCCATGCACTCCCATCATAAATTTTTGGTTGCCAAGCAGTAGCTGTTGTTGTGTCTATCCAAATCATTCCTGATTGTGGAGAACTAGGTGCTGAACTTCCTGAGTTTTGACTTCCTAATGAAACCAAAGCATTGTTTAAATCTGCTCTAAAATTTGGAAATGATTGGTTCGCTATGTTTAAATCATGTTGTGCCATATCTTCTTATACTCCTTTTAAAAGCCTTTTGCAATAAAATCAAATGTTCTTGATACATTTGTTCCACCAGAATTTTTAAATAAAATATCAAAGCCATTAATAGTTTTATTTGATACTGTGAAGAAGTCGCCTGTGTTTGCATCTTCCATTGTAATTCCTAATGCATAATTAACAGTTTTATATGGATTTGTAAATGTTACAGTTTTAGTTCCAGCACCAGATACAATATCGTTTCCACTAAATATTCTATCTTGCATATCTATTGAAACTGATACTGCTGATACAACAGGAGTAGAAGCTAAATCTCTTGAAATTAAAACAACTCTAAATTTAAAATATCTAGCTGTGTAATCTCCAATTACAAATGATCTAAAAGCTGTATATGTAACATTGTCATCTGATGTTGCTATTTCTAAGTGTGCATTTGCATTAGCTGGTGTATCTCCATCAAAGTTAGAATTTGTGCTATCGAATAGTCCAGCCCTATTATCAAACAAGTCATCTGGGTTGTCAGAAGATTGAGATAAACTTGCAGTAATTCTAGCAGTATGTTTAGCACCTATATCAATAACATCTGAAAATTCATAATTACCACTAGCAAAGAAGTCAGCATTAGATACACCTGAATCAAAAAATCTACTAGCTTCTGTATCAAAATCTCCACTAGCACTATCAAATAATTCAGAAGAATCTAATCTTAGTGTGCTATCAGATACTAATACATTTGTTTTAGTTCCATCAAAGTCAGGGTGTTCTGATTGTGTGGCAATAGCATTAAAATTAGTAATACCTACAACATTAGAAATAATTGCAGTTGCATTAGAGCTAAAGTTACCCAATTTATCTACAGCTTTGATTAAGTAAGTTCCTTGTCTAGCTGGTACAGATATTGAAGTTGCTGGTCGTGATATTTTTTCTACTAATGCTACTGAATCTGCCCAAGTTCCTGTACCATCTGTTTTATCGCTAAATCGTAATTGATAATATGCTAAATCTAAATCTCCAATTTGTGTCCAACCCAAGTGTGCTTCTTGCCCTACAATATTACATGAGAAGTCTTGCACATCTTCTGGTGGCTCAACTGCACCAACGATTGTTCTTTGTGCTGATACATAAGTTGAACTAACTCCAAAACTATTTACAGCTTTAACTCTTACATCATAAATACTTTGGTCAATTACATTTAAAACTCTGTGATTTAATCCTGAACCTTGTGCATAAATAATAAAATCTGAATCTGTACTTAATTTATATTCTACTTGGTAGTAATCAACAAAGCTATCTGGAGAAGCACCTATAGTTACATCTAATGCTACAATTACAGTTCCATCATTATATTCAATTAAGGTATCATCTAATGTTACACTTGCTGGTGGTTGGATAGTAAATGGATTAGGAAGATTAGTAGCTGGTACTGTTGTTGCTTGTGTTTTAGTTGCCCAAGTATAATGACTAGCCTGATATTCAACAAGAGATAATCCTACTGTTAAATCTTGGTTAAAAGTTATTCCAATAACTCTAAAAGGTTTAGCAGAGAATCCTAAAGAAGAATGTGTGATATTAACTATATCTCCTATGGCTAAATCATAACCATTAAAATCAACACTAATACCTAAAGATAATGCTTCTCTACTTCTTCTAAGTATTACCTCTGCCATTTCTTCTGCTTGATATTGTGAAGTTATTGTAGTGAAGTTAAATCTACCCTCTAATAAAAAACCACCATCTTCTGCTTTCATAGTTGCGTGTTGATCTGCACTTGGTAATCCAGAATCATCAATAGGTGGAAACTGTACTTCATCAACTTGGAAATTACGATCTGGATTAACAAAGCCTACAATAACTCTATTGTATCTATCATTTTTTGTTGGAGTAGATAATGAATAACCACCAATAATATTATCTTCTGTTAAAGTAATTGATGCTGTTCCTGTTGTTTCAATAATTAAATTATACTTACCAGCATTGTAAGGTAAGTAACCTCTGCAACCTTTTAAAAACTCTCTAACATTATCTATGATTGGTTTAGAGGTATCTAACGCAGTATTAATATCAAAAATATTTATATCACTACCACCTGAATATGGAGTTACTTGTGTTTCACAAATTAATGAAGCATCATAAAAAGATTGTAAATCTATTTCACTTATTGCTAATCCTTTTCCATATCTAGCATTTGTTAAATAGTCTAATAAGCACCATGCTGGATTAGTTTGATAAGTTGCAGATTGCTCAACAAGACTTGCATTATAAGTTTTAACTTTCTTACCTTGTATTTTAGCTTGTACTTTTGGTATTCCTGTAAATGCGTCTTGATTCCATTTAAACCTTACTGCTAAATAACATAAGCCAGATAATTTATGATTACTTCCCCAACTAGATAATGTTGATAATAATGTTGATGCTGATTGACCATCAGTTCCATA